CTCATCGCAACGGCTTACGACTCAGGAATAGCAGCTGCAAAAGAGGCCGAATACATCGCCCGTATGACTAAAATCCTTGGACATGCCCCAGGCGTTATCGTGCCGGTTAAGGATGAGTTAGATAAGTTAACTACCTCGACGGGCTCAAGCACTCAAGCGACAGACAAATTAACAAAAGCGGAAGAAAAACTGCAAGACCGGTTCAAAAATCGCAGCGAAGCAATGACAGAAACCGCGACACTTCTAGAAAATGAAATACAACTACTTAAGGATGCTCGCACAGCAGTCGATAGTTACGCCAACGGTATCGAAAACAGCCTATCGACAGCGATAAGCCTAGGCGCGGCATATGAGGGGCAATTTGACGCCGACGGCAAAAAGACCGGGCAATCATGGATTAGTGCTTTTGACGACCAGATTAATCTAGTTGCGGCGTTTGGAAATAATCTTAATCTGTTAAAACAATCGAACGTAGATGCTAGCCTTATAACAGAATTAGCCAGCCTAGGGGCACCCGTTGGTAACGCAATTGCCGAAGACATGATCGCGGGTGGCGAAGGGCTCATAAACTCGCTTAGCACTAAATGGGTTGGCGTCCAAGCGATGATGAAAACGCTAGCCATGCAATTAGTCCCCGAAGGTCTAATCGCAGGCGAAGCCACAGCAGCCGCCACAGTAGACGGATATGCCACACAATTACTAAATGAAACCGACCGACTTAACAAAATTGGTAAAAACATGGCTAAACCCGTCGGGGCCAAATTTAAGGCGCAACTAATAAGCGACATAGCCGACACGTTACGCGAAGTCGAAGCAGCCGGTACAGCTGCAAGGCTTGAGAAAGTCGCGCAAGCCGAACGGGCACAAGTAGCCCTCACTAATCAAGCCGTAGCCCAGGCACTGCAAAATCTTTTACGCACTAATGACGCCCGTAACGGGGCACCGATCACGCCGGTTAACCGATGATAACGGAGATTAGCCTTAACGGTACGCCACTGGATCTCTCGACCGTGGAATACGAAGTGCAGATCCAGCACGGTAGAAGCGACATTAGTGCAGCCCCACAGCCCTCCAACAGCCAAATAATCCTAAGAGGTTTAGTCGGTGTCCAAGTCGAAATAGCCGATACCGTCATTATTAAAGCCTACGGTCTACGCCGCTTCACTGGTCAAGTATCAGACGTAAACCTTACCCATTTATCTAGTGTGCCAGCCGTAGCCGTGTCGACCATAACCTCGATCGGGGATCTATCACGGGTCGGATTTACCGAAGTCGGGGCCAGTGGTTACCCGCAAGAAACCGTAAGCCAACGGGTCGAGGGTATTTTAACCGCCGTCGGTTTACCCTACCTAAACGGAGCCGACCCCGTAACAAGCCTCCACGCCATTACAGGCGGGGATATTGACCCGACGGACGCACTTAGTTACCTGGCTTATTTAGCCGAAACCACCGGAGCCACATACTACGATGACCCATTTGGTCGGATCGTGTTCGAGTCCTACGGTAACCGGGGCACAACTTCATTCGCTGGTGCTTGGTCTAATCAAGTAGGCACATGGGCAGAAAACCCCGTGACATGGGCAAGCCTGCCAGTCAATCAAATACCCACAAACATACCCGGCGACGACGTTATCTTTACCCCCACATGGGCTAAAACACGGCAAACAGTCGTCAACTCAGTCACAGTCTTAGGACATAACGAGAGCCATGAAACAACACAAACAAACGCCGGGTCAATAGCCACCTACGGTCTACGGGAATACAGGCTCAACACGGACATACGCTTAGCCGGTGGCGTACTTAATCGAGCAGAAGCCATAATCACAGCCCAAGCAATCCCATTTTGGAATCTTGGAAGTATGTCTATTCTTGTACAGAATCTAGGCATTATTGACCGTGATCGAGTTATGAAGCTTGTAAGCGGAATGAGCGTAACCCTTGAAGATTTACCACAGCCAGCCCCAGAAACGTATTACTTTGGAATCGTTGAAGGTTGGGGTGAGGTTTACACGCCCGAGCAGCACATTTTGACCTTGTCGCTATCCGACCCCAGATATTCACTAGCGACAATACCGTGGGGTGACGTCAATCCGGCCCTAGAATGGGGCGATGTGCCCGCCGATCTTAAATGGTTCGAGACAATAACTAGCCGAGATTTAGCGGCATAAGGAGCAGAAATGGCATTAACCCCCGAAGGCACTCCCTATGTGGAGTCCAGCGATCTAGTAGCAAACTATCCGGCGGCCTCGTTGTCCCTGGCTAACCGAGTAGACCTAGTAGGTGTCCTACCGTTTGCTGACTCAACGGCAAGAGGCACGGCTATACCGAGCCCTACAGACGGCCAGTACTCATATTTACAGGACACAAATGTAACCGAATTCTGGAACGGTTCAGCGTGGACAGCTGCAGGGGGTGCCCCCGGCCTTGTTCACATTGCTACTGCCACTTTAAGCGCAGCAGCAAGCGTAACAATTAACACGTGTTTTACTGCCACTTACGCTAATTATGTTATGTATTTTAGTTTAACTGGAAGCGTAGATAATAACGTCCTAATGCAAATGAGAAACGCCGGATCAACTATTACCGCTGCAAATTATTCATGGTTTCAAGTAGGATTTACTAATGGAAACACAAGCGCTAACGCTTTCTCTAATGGTCAAACAGCGTGGCGTATAGGTCAGGCTGCTTCAACGATTCCCGCGGTAGGATTTGTTAATTTTTATGAACCATTGACAAGCCGAGCCCAAATGTTAAACGGTGGAGCGACTGGTTTTGATACAACTAACGCAAGCACACAGTTTACAGGGTTCAGATATTCCACCAGTCAAGCGTTCGATTCTATTGTTGTATCAGCCTCAACGGGTAACCTTTCCGGCACTCTCCGTATTTACGGATTAAAAAATAGTTAGGAAAAATAATGATTGAAGTTTTAGAGATTGACGTACCGACAGGAAAACAGATTGAGCGTGACCGTACCCCCGAAGAGCAATCACAATACGAAGCCGACCAAATAGAAGCTAAAAAAGCCACAGCGGCAGCGGAAAAACAAGCAAAAGCCACAGCAACAGCAACAGCAGCCGCTATCGCACACGCTAAAAGCCTTGGTTTTACTGACTCAATGATAGCCGTCATGTACCCTAATCTAGGAGCATAAAATGTCACAAATCGAAGAGGAACTACACGTCGATAACGCCCCCGAGGTCGAGGAGAAGCCAAAGAAAAAAGCGGCTAAGCCCGTAACCTTAACGGACACAGAGCGGGCTCGGGCAGCAGTCCGAGCCAAACTAGCTGCAAAATGACCCTAGCGGACTACGTCGGACTAGTAGCCACAGTCCTAGCCATACTCGCCATAATGGGAGGCGGCTTAATCTGGCTTGTACGAAACGTAGTACGAGACGAAATTAGCAAAGCCACAAAGTCAATACAGCCAGGCTACCGCAACGGTGGAGAATCACTCGCCGATCTTGCCTATAAAGTCGACCGCCTAATTGAGCATGTAGGAATGGACAAATAATGAAACAATGGCTAGCACAAACTTGGGAAGGCTCCGTATTTAAGATAGCGGCGGGAGCAGGGCTCGGAGCGCTCGCGTCGTACCTGATGACCAGCAACGTACACCCGCTAATTGTGGCTGTTAGTGCAGCTGTAATCCCGGTTATTATTAACGCGCTTAACGGTGACGACCCTAGATATGGGGTGCATAATGGCGAAACTTTGTAAAGGTGGCGTGACGCTTCGGGATCAGGCCAATCGCCGCTGGCCTCGACGCGATAAGTAATCTGACGGCTGGATAGGGGACAAGGCACACAGTCTTAGGGTGAGTGATCACACCCCAAACAAGGCCGGAATCGTTCACGCTATCGACATCGACGAAAACCTAGGCACATTATCAAACGGTGGAACAGCACGAGTCTTGGCTAATCAACTGCTGGACTATGCAACGTCAGGCTTACCCGGTGCGAATCGGCTTAAATATGTGGTGTACGAGAATCGTATAGCCTCAGGCACATACCGTAAAACGTGGTGGAAGTGGCGCCACGGCAACTGGGGCCACGAAGCCCATATCCATATCTCATTTACGAGCTACGCCGACCGCGACGGCTCAGTATTCCCGCTACCTATATTGGCTCGATCCCCAATTACTAAAGCACGGTGGACACGCGACCTCGCAAAAGCACGTAAAGCACAGAAATAAGCGCTAGTCTGAAACCCTACAAAAAGGGGAACACATGACCGAATACATTAAACCCGGCAAAGCCGCCGAAATGCTAGGAGTCTCTAGAGACTCAATTCGCCGCTACGTCGACAACGGCCAAATAGAAGGTATCACTACACCAGGCGGACAACGCAGAATAGACCGCCAAAGCGTAGACGAAATTATAGGTAAACGCACACGGATCTCCAGCACCGTAACCATAATCGAGGCCGAATGATAACCGAAATACTAATGTGCGCCGCAATCATTACAGCACCAGCATGTGCAGCGAACTCGACAGCTGCACAAGACTGGAAAGGCTACGAGCCCAGCCTTTACGAGGGTCAGCATTACGAAAGTAAATGGGCACAAGTTCGCAAGTGCATTATGCACAGGGAATCCCGCTTTAACTATAGGGCAAGGTCAAGCATTAGCACTGCAAGCGGTGCTTACCAGTTTCTTGATAGTCAATGGCGGGTCAGCCTTACACACATGATGATTAAAGAGTCCAAAGTTACAAAAGACGGCCTAATAGACGAAATTAAAGCTTTACGAAATAAGCCGATACAAGCATGGAACCGCTACTATCAAGACCGCGCATTTTACACAGCATGGGACAATGGTAGGGGGGCCGATCATTGGAACCAAACACGCCACGGGTGCTAAACGCCGCCTACTACTGCTTCGAGCTTGACAACCTCGACCTACAAGGGCAACTACTTGTAACGGTACGCGACGGTAAACCCACACTGGCATACAGACGCACAATGTCGCACAGGTGGAGTCCCGAGATTATCCCAAACACGCCCGAAAACCGCTAAAGTGCTTGACAATGCGCTACCGCCTCACCACTATTAAGCCACAGACGTACCAGAGGAGGGGAAGCCTCAGACCTCGGACTCAGAGCCGGGGACGTCTTCGAGTGGCCCTCTTTCTAGTGGGAGGGCCACTCTCACCACTAGCCACTAGAACACTAAGGGGAATCATGCAAGATCAAGAATCATTATTTGACCAGATCGGTGACGTACAGCTTGACCGGCCCGGCCACAACTGCACAGGGCAACTATGCACGTACTGCGAACGCTTTGACCGAGAAGACACACAGGTGCTCGCAGAGATCGACCCACAATGGCGCATGCAAGCCACGATATTCCGTAAGTCTCTGGCTATCGGTGGACTGTTTACAGCAGACGTTCTAATCGACGCAATCGGTAAGCCGCTAGGGCACCCGAACCAAATAGGGGCACTATTCAGGTCATGGAACTCTCAAGGAATGATCGAGAGTCAAGGCAATTACGTGGTAAGTACTCGCGAATCGAACAACGGTCGAGTAATCAGAATGTGGAGGCGCACAGCATGAGCCCAGCGATACTAGGTCTAGTGTGCTTAACGTGTGGCCTTGTTATTGGCTTCGTATGGGGGAATATAGGGGGTCGAGGGTGAAAACCTACACAGACGGCTACAGAGACGCCTTACTTGATATCAAAATAGAAATGGAAGATAGCCCGATGACTATTCAAGACGTGGCTATTCTGCTTGACGAACTGCTAGCAGACTTAGCTTCACTATGAGCTACAACTTGGACGGCTATATCGACGTACCGAGCCGGATAAAACTATTTCTAGCTAGGCATCCGGAAGGTTCGCTACAAATGGACGAGCCACAATTTGTCGAGGTTGAAGGCAAGAAATGGGTAATTGGTAGGGCTTACGCATACCGCACACCAGATGACACTCGACCTGGTATCGGTACAGCATGGGAAATAGTACCCGGAACGACACCATTTACTCGCGGATCAGAGATCCAAAATCTAGAGACAAGCGCCTGGGGTAGGGCTATCGGCGCACTTGGTATCGGTATCGACGCCAGTATCGCCACACTTGACGAAGTACAACAGGCTAAAGAACGCTCTAAAGTGATGAGAACAACCGAGGCGATACCTGACGATCCATGGAACACACAGACAGACACACCAGCACCCGCCTACCGAGCACCTACTAAAGGCTCCAGCATGTACCCGGCAACAGAAGGCCAAGTGAAAGCCATACACGCCATATTAGGCAAGCAAGGCACCAGCGACCCACTTGACAAGTTAGCAGCCGTAAACGCCTGGCTAATCAGCCTTAACAAAGAGCCCGTAACCTCGATCACTGAACTAAACAAGCATGATGCCAGCGGTCTTATCGACTCATTACAGACGCCACCTTAGACACAGATAGAGCGTGTGATGCCCTTGCGCTCGGATCTCTAAAGGGTAGGCGATTGACCAGTATGCCGGAGGAAATAGCACTGGTCTCGCGTAGCACAGGCGACACGCCCGACCTTGTAGGTAGGGTGAGTATTATCGAAAACTAGACCACCACATGAGGCAGGCTCCGGCCACGGAGACTGAGACTGCCGAATCAAACACTAGGAGAAACACAATGAAACAACAAGAACGTAAGCCAATTACGTACAGCTTGTACGACGCGCACTGCGCTAAGCCGGGGTGCGGCTGCGAGCACACGCAATGCTACAAAGGCTGGATAAACCACACACAAGGAGTCTGGCCCTGCATGTACTGCCGCGAAGACCTCACAGGACGATTAATGAGGGCCGCCCAGGCTAAAGACAAGGGCTACCCCCAAGAGGCCATAAGCCGAATCATCATGGGCAAGCAGCGCACACAATGACCACACCTAGGCAGGGCAGGTCATCAGCTGCATATCGGAATTGGGTTAAGTTGGTGCTCGCCAACTGCGAACCCACATGCATACGGTGCGGATCACCCGTCGACATGACACTCCCACGCAACAGCCCACAAGGAGCAAGCGCAGACCACGAACCACCACTAGCCATAACCGGAGACCTAACCCCCGGCCTAGACGGCTCAGGCATCGCTCACCTTCAATGCAATCGCATACACGGAGGCAAACTCGGATCACAACGAGCAATCGAGAAAAAAAATGGAATCAAAACCAAGCCGACCGGTTCTTTAAAAGCGACGCGCAGCAC